TCCACGATACGAAATCGCCAACACTTAGTTCATCCGCTTCCGCTTTCATTAGCTTATCACTTTCGAGAATCGCATTGAACATCTTTTCCTCGTCAATTTGTTTTGATTTGCGTATCGCCCAATCTACGCCAGAAGTTCCACCCCAAGCATCCCACATCAATCCGCCACATCCTTCATCATAGGGAACGTCTTTATGTTGGCGGTGTCGATTAAAGGAGGCCATTCGCTTTACAGTTTCCTCCGATAATGGTTCTCGGTTAGCGAGTTGATTCGCGCGCGCCCATCCTACCGAAGTTCCGCATCCTTTAGGATTACCGGATTCCTCTCGATACTTTAAAGCACGTTTCGCGTTATTGGTTGCACTCTTTGGATAATCTGTATAACTCATAGAATTGGTTTGTTTAAAAATACGAATTTTTTACAAGATTTAACAATACACTTGATTATCTTGTGAATACGTGAATGAAATATCACTCATTAACCCAAAAATGATGCGTTATGAATGAATTATTCGACAGAGTAAGAGAGCAACTAGATAACAATTGGCCGGTTGAGAAGAAGGATATTGAAGAACTCCTCAATCTCGCGAGTATCGCATCTCATATATTAGATCGGCTTGTTGATTCTGGGAAGGCTTACCAATCTCTTCGTGATAAATAGTACTCTTATTTTCTAGGTGCTTTATCCATCCGGCTTTGTGATGGAGGCATATAATCTTTTTCTTTCGCTTGGCTATCTCTTGGCCGGCCATAATATCGGACATTCTTTTATACTCCCATTCCCTCATATCGAACTTAAAGTCTTTGGTATTGAATGCACTCACTCCGGTTCCCGGTACGTCTAATTCGTAATCTCCGGCCACATCTCCCAAGCATCGATATACTAAGTGTCCTCGATAATAATCTAAGCCGTAACCGAGTAATTTCCGGCCGTGAAAGGTAATCCAACAACCGGGATATTTCCTCATTCCCTCTAAGATAGTCTCCACGTAATCCGGCGGATATATCAAGTCATCATCGCACGAGAGATAAATACCTTCGCTCTCTGGTAGCCAATAGAATTTTGAGTTGTCGGTGTAATCTTCTCCGGTATATACTTCGGCATCCTTGACCTCCGGCACATAATCGTTGGCATATACCCGAACGGTGTCAACTTGGTTCTTTAGCGAGTCAATTACACCCTGCAAGGTATACCGGCGCGATTTAATCGTTGCGAGGTTCGCGGTTATCATATAGTTCTATTTTAAATCCAATGTAAAACGTGATAAAAGCGACTCCGACTCTCCAATCAATCCAAAAGGCGAGGAGCGCCGTAATTAAGTAAGCTAAGATTCCGATTATTCTCATAAATATAACTTTAGGTTAGTACGATGACCGATAGTCATAACTATTGGTTAATTAGAGGCGTTTTCTTTCTTAGTTCTGGGTGCATCATCGAAGGATGGTCTCCGTGTTTGACTAAAGACTTCTTAGGAATAAACATAGGAACGAAGTTGATAAAGAATTGAGTCGATTGATACATTCCGACTTGAGAACTAGCGCTCGGATCATCAAATCGAACTTGATCAACCGGAGGCATTGTAAACTTTAGAACCTCAAGAGCCGAACGATTGCAATGATACCCACAATCCACGAATGCGACTTGGATGGAGGGAATGCCGAAAAAGACTTTCTCTTCCGGCTTGCAAGCAATGAAGCATTGAGTCCTCCCATCATTGAGTAAATTGTATGCAAATGGCTTTTCTCGTTTAAACTTATTAATAACATCCCATTGCACCGAATGAAAGTCATCGGCTAGGAATGTAAAATAATCATCATCGGAGGCTTTGCACCTTTGGAGAGCATAGTGCCAATTAGCCCAAAATCCCTCCCGGCCTTTATGGTTGAGTCTATGAAACTCACATTTACCCACAAATGGCATCGCATCAAAATCGGAACCATCGTCAATGACTATTGGTTTCTCTGGGCATTCGTGAATTAACCTAGAGAGCATCTCCGGCCGGTTGTATGAGAAAATGATTATCATTTGATATTCATAATAGGATCAAACCTAGAGGGAATCTCAAATAAATTATAGATTGGATTATCGGCGAGATATCCCTCAAAAACAAATATTAATCGTATCGATTTTTGATATTCTTTATTATCCATCTTGTATGGATCGAGTGATTGCTTAAATTTAGCTATTTGATTGTTTACAAAATATGAGTCTTTTTTTGATAGCATAATATCTCCTTAATTATTTAACGTTGTCCATCTATCGGAAGAAAATAAATCCTCTGCGAATCTTGTTATTCCATTTTTATCTTGAAGGGTCATTTTACCTCTATTTAAAACAACCCAAAAATCTAATTTATTAACATAAATAGCATCATATCCTAATGCCGTTGCAAACGCTCCTTTATTAGTTAATAAATCATAAAACGCATCCCTTTCATTTCTTGCTTCTTTTGTCCATATAATAAATCCTTCATTATCTTTTTGAAGGTTATGTTTCCTAATCAATTTTCTTGTAAGATATCCATTGTCATCTAAATATTCATTTGACATTTTTAATTGCATCGCATTCAATTTAAAAAAATCAGCAACTCTCATATCATTTTGATTTAACAATCCGGTAATAATATTATCTTGATTCTCCCCTGCATATTCTTTTGCTACACTTATTGCTTTTCGACCGGCGCTATATGTCCCATCTCCATAATGGCCGTTTCCGTGAAAGAATTTTCCGTATCTAAGTTGATCTAATATAGCATCGGCCGATATATCATCATAATCTTGAACACCTCTATAAAAAGGAATGTGATTGCCGTCTTTAACCAATTCTCTCATTTGAGATTCATTGAGAACTCTTGGTTTGTTATCAAATCCTTGAAATTTAGATATTATCCCTTGCAAAGTTTCTTGCGAAGGATCATCTGTAATGTCGCTTCCTTGAAATATTCTATATCTATAATTAGGATCATATTCTTTTAAATATGCCTTTGTGAAATCGCTCTCTGTTATATAGTCAAGAATATCCTCAATTTCCTCTTGTGTGATATTCATCGGATCATCTGGAATATCTTTCATATATTTTGCATTCACTACTTTAGATTCCGGAATTTTAACATCTGCCTCTTGAGATTCCGCTTCAAATTCTTCCGGTATCTCATCAACTACTTGATAGGTTAGAGTACATCGGCAATTAATTGTATTACCCGGTGAGCCTGCTCGGTCTCCGGGATGTTGAAGTTGCTCTCCGCTTACGTTAAAGGCTTGGTCTAATGGAATGCCTTTGTCCTCATCCATTGAGTAGTGATCGAATACATCTTTCGGATTGAGGCCTCTTGTCCGGTTGTCTCTTGTAGCAAGCCAGTATTTCATCATAGGGATTCCGGTTTCTTGCGCTCCCATTAAAGAGCCGGCATTACTTGCTCGGATGATTTCCGTTCTTCCTATGAGTTCGGCGCGCCGTTCGGATATTTGATATAAGTCAAAGAGGTTGTTTTGAAACTCTCTTATTCCCCATCCCTCAACAATGGCTCTCTCCGCAACCGCTCGGATTCCCTCTTGCGTGTAATTGTCTATCCCTCCAATCAAATCGGTTGTATTATTGGTGAACCATCGAGAAACCCATTCCTCCCAATTGATTTCCGTTTTCTTAGCCTTCCGGTTCATCTGGGAAAAAGTATCTTGAGCGAATTGCCTCATTACTTTAGAATAAACGTTATACATCGCATTCTCAATCGGCGCTCGTGATATGCTATATTCCGCCGATATACCGCTTTGCTTTACTTGGTCGAGGTATTCATTGGCTTGAGCCTTTAGCGCTCGTGAGAACTCGGTTTTAGCGTATTTGATGTATGAGGCTCGCTTGCGGTCGATAGTTTTCCACGTCATCACCTTGAGTTTCTCTTTGCGATACTGAGAAGCACAAATCGCAATCGCTTGCTCTTGTGGAGTTCCTTCATTAATTACGAACCGAATACATCGGCTCATAAAAGAACTTTCCGCTTCGTTAGGCTTTGGAGTTGGTATTGGCATAGTCGGCCTTCAATCTCTTAATCTCTTCCTCTGTCATTTCAAAAGTTGTATCGGGAATGAGGTTGGCCGGTATGTATCTTGCATCGTCTCCTATCGGCTCATAGCCCATCTCCATTCGTTTCTCGTCTAATGTGAGCCACCAAGCCTTTTCTAACCAACTTACTTTTTCGCTTGTCTCTTGGCCAATAGCATCGATTGATTGAACGTCAAAATCTAAATGATAACGCTTGTTTTTAAATCTCGGAACGATAGAACGGTTCATCTCCGCGAAATCTCTCACAAGAGAAGGTATCACGTTATCGAGATACAATTGTTTGCGAGATTGCTCTTTGTTGGCGTTGGTTTTATTATCCGGATCGTTGAGGAGTTCCGATGGATAATTAAAAGCGTTACAAATATCTCTTTGAGAGTGCTTACCGCTCTCTAGTATCTCTAAATCTACCGGAGGGATTCCGAATGCTTGGAAACCTAATTTTGCGCTTGATACGAGCCAAGATTTGTAATTGTCCGGTCCACTCATCGAACGGAGATAATGTTCTAATTGCGAGCGTTGTTCTTCGGTGAGCCTATCGATATCCGGATCATCCGGGAAAACTACACCCGAAGCACCACCATTACGGAAGGCCTTTGATAAAGCTAAATCTCCATCATTACCCAATCGGATGGAATTGCGAACGGCCTTTAATGGAGACATTCCGTATAGGTGAGAACCGACTCCATCATAATCCGGGTTCCAATACTTCCAATGCATCACCGACTCGGCCTCTAGTCTCTCACCGGAGAAACCATAAACATCCAAGATATAAGCCTGGACAAGAGTCTCATACGAAGCGTTTGCGATTATCTTAGTGAATTGAGAAGGCATCACCCACATCTCGCCAATAGAGCCATCGCCTAACTCTACAAAATGCGTATAACCGTTCCCGGTGATCAACTGAAACCCTTTCATATTCTCATACCATTCCGGATAGCCTTGCAATGGGTTCGGTTGGTTTATGAGTTTGTATAAAGGATCGCGTTCATCAACAACATCCTCAAAGGCTTGCTCCTTTAATTCAAGAGCGTAATCGATACTCTTTTGATTCGCGCCGTTGCGCATTGAGTGCTTTAGTCTCCGATATTGTTGAGCTTTCTTTACATCCTTAACCTCGTGTACTATGGGAGGAACGGCCGAAGCGGAGCGAGTAATCCCATTTACTACGGAGTACACATCCGGATTGCTTTCGTAAGCATCCTGCACATATCCGCCTTGAGTGTCCTCGAAAGATATGGGCATACCGGATTGATAACGAAAGAGTTGTCGGTTGAGTCTATTGTTCAACCGTTGTTTTTTGAAAGGGATTAAATCGCTAAAATTCATTTGCAAATGTTTTGATACAATTTAACAAATTTCTCGGAGTTAATAAATAAGAAACCATCAAGCCGTCAAACTCAATGATAAAGGAGATTAGATATGAGAAT